ACCGAGATGTGCCCGAGGGTCATGCCGTCGGTCCCGGTCCCGTACGAGGGCTGGCCTCCGGCGACACCGGTCACCCGGCCGCAGGTGTTGCCCGCCAGCGTGCCGCTGAAGTTGTCGGTCCCGGCGCCGATCACCGTCACGGCGACCGCGTAGTTGATGTCAGCGCCGCTCTGCGTGGCGGACAGCGCGACACGGTTCCAGGAGCCGCCGAGCGCTGTGTACGGGCCGATGTTCAGGTCGAGCAGCGAGGTGCCGTCCACGTCGCTGACCAGCAGGTTCACCAGGTTGCCTGTCAGCATCCGAACGGCCCAGGAGCGGGCGGTGCCGGTCGTGCTGAACCGGAGCACCGTGGCGGCGGTCGCTGGCAGCGTCGGCAGGTAGTAGACGAACTCACAGCGCCACTGCGACGAGTTGGAGCCGGTCGGAACGGCCCCCTGGAGGGTGGAGCCGGTCTGCACCTGCGGAAGGGCCTCCGAGCCGCCCAGGGTGTTGTCGGCGGACAGCGTCATGCTGGAGAACGTCAGCGGGCGCACGCCGTCGATGGGCGAGTAGAACCGCGTTGCCGCATCCCCCTCTTCCATCGGCCAGTAGGCCACCGGGTCGAAGGTCGGGATCCGGCGGAACAGCGTGGAGTGCAGCGCGGTCCGCCCGGCGTCGAGGCGGCGCATGATCCCCTTCGCCTTGCAGTCCACCCAGATGTCCTCGCCGGAGGTGTCCCAGCGGTTCGGCCAGGACACCACCTCGCCGATGAACCGGACGTCCACATCGGTGATGTTCGCGTTGGGGAAGGCGGCCCGAGTCCACGTGTTGCCCTGTGCGTCGCTGAAAGAGGTGGCGCCGTCCGTCTGGGCGGTGAAGTCCGGAGAGGCCACCACAGAGCCGCCTATGCCGCTTCTCAGCTCGAACGCGTGGATGTGGCCGACCGCTGAATCGAAGCCGAGCAGCGGCCAGCCCCGGCCGACGTTCACGGCGTTGGCCTCGTCCTTGATCGACGTGGTGCCAGCCGTGACCACCGGGTCGCCGAGCTGCGTCCAGGTGCCGTCGATCGTGGGCGCCGTGTAGAAGGTCACCGTGTTACCGGCCGCCCCGTTGTTGACGTCCAGGGTGACGCGGACGGCGAGCCGCCTCGACAGCGGGATCAGCGGCTTGGCCGTCGAGTCGACCTCGATGGTGGTGGTCCCGTCGGCCGACCACTCGAAGTGCAGGTAGTCGTTGCGGACCATCAGGATCCAGGCCCGGTTTCCGGCCGAGAAGTCCCCCTTGCCGCACAGCTCGGCCGTGCCGCCGAACCCGCCCGCCGCGAACCAGTTCTCCAGGGTGGCGTCGAACCGGATGTCGATATCCCCGGTGATCGACAGAGCGGCCGAGTCCGGGGTGGTTGCCCCCGTGCTGGACGCGCTGAGGGTGTGCAGGTAGGTCTCGCCCCCCTTGATCCCCACCTGGATGAGGGTGTTCCGGCCGATCTGCCCGTAGTACGGCCCCTGCGGGTTGCGCGGGGAGAACCGGCCGTCCCGGTTGTTGAGCTGGAAGTCGCAGGTGCCGGGGTCGGACAGGCCACCCTCCGGGGAGCCGCCCCGGCGGATGTCGAGGCCGTTCGACCCGTCGCGGGCCAGGACGTACGACGTGATGTCGGTGTCGAACACCCCGTCGCCGGTCAGGTCGAGCTTCACCTCGATGTCGAAGTCGGTCTGCGGGAAGACCATTACTTGCCCCTCACGCCGAGTGCGTTCTGTACGTTGCCGCCCTTGTCGCGGATCTCGCCGCGCAGCGGGTCGACCATGGCTCTGGCCAGCACCTTGCCGTCCAGCACCACGTTGACCTGAACCGGCTGGGAAGGCTGGGCGTTCTGCGCCATGAACCGGCGGGTGTCCGGGTTCGAGCGGACGTGCGAGCCCGGCGCCAGGCTGACCAGCTCGGGACCCTGCTCGCCGACCAGGGTCATGTTGTTCCGGGCCCCGCCGGTTGCAGCCCGTGCGATCCCGCCGTGGGCGAGGCGGCCAGCAGAGGCGGCCGGGGGCGGGGCCCCGTAGGTCTTGTAGTAGGTGCTGATGGTCACGGTGGCCGACTTGCCGTCGAGCTGGGAAAGGATCATCCGCGCCTTGATGTCCTTGGCCAGCAGGTCCGAGATGTCCGCCTGGAGCTTCGCCTTCGCCTTCTTCGAGGTGGTGTTCTTCATGTCCGCACGGGCCTTGGCGAGCTGCGACTGGTAGGACGAGATGTCCGCCTCCAGCTTGCGCTTCTTGTTGGCCTTGTTCAGCGCGTTGTCCCAGCCGTAGGCGGAGTTGGCGAGGTCCTCCAGCTTCCCGGCGACGTCGTCCTTGAAGGTGCCGAAGCTGTCCCTGGCGTTCTTGAGCTTGCTGCCCAGGCCGGGAACCCACCCGAACGCCGTCGCCGCCTTGTCGAGGATGGTGTACAGCGCCTCGTCCACGCCGATGACCAGGTAGCGGACAGCCTGGAGCACGCCACCGATGGCGTCACCGATGTTCTGCATGACGAACACCCAGGTCTTGCCCAGGAAGGTCACGGTGTCCACGAGCAGGTCGATTGCCTCGAACACCACGTCCAGCGCGGCAGCGATCTCGGTGGGGTGGTCCTTGACCAGGTTGGCCATGTCCTTGAACGAGTTGCCCAGTTCGTCCATGAACTCGGACCACTCCTGCCCGAAGATGGGCGCGAACGTGTTCCAGGCGTCCATGATCGGCTTGAAGGCCGCCTGGCCGAACTTCTCGAAGCCGTCCATGATGCCGTCGATGAACTTCGACGTGGCGTCGGTCGTGTTCTCGATGGCCTGCTTCAGCACCGGCGCCGACTTGCTGGACATCTCCGTCAGCCGGTCGATGGCCTTGTCCAGCACCGGGATCATCGGCTCGCCCACCTCGGCAAAGTCCTTCTTCATGGACTTCAGGGCCGTGTTCCAGTGCTTCTGCACCTGCTTCGACATGGCCGCCGACACGCCGCCGATGCCCACGAATGCGGCACCCAGGGCGGTGACGAGCAGGCCGGACAGGGCAGCGCCCACCACGGCCAGAGCGCCGCCGATGGCAACCACCAGAGCAGCCGCGACCATCGGCCCGGCGCCCTTGAAGCCATTCGAAATGCCCTGGCCGACGCCGTCGGAGAGAACGCCGCCGACCGTGCGCCCGATGGCCCTCGCCGGGGACGTCAGCGCCCGGCCCAGGCGGCGGCTGAAGGTGTTGCGGTCGACGTCCGGATTGACACGCACCCGGACACCGTTGCGGGCCTGCATGCGGCGCCAGGTGGCCAGGCGTGCGTCGGCCCGGCGCAGGGCGGCAGTGTCCACCCGGACGCGGATCCGGGATGACTCGTCCAGGTCGCGGAAGCCGTCCCGGATCCGGTCGACGTCCTGGCGCACCCGGGCGAGGTTGGTCCGCCGGAACCCCTGCCCCATCCGGTTCTGGGCGCGCCGGATGGCGGTGTCCAGGCGGAAGAAGTCCTCGTCCGGGATGGTGCCGCGCAGTCGCATCAGGTCCCGGCGGGACTGCGTGATGGACTGGCTGAGCCGCTGGAAGTTCTGCCGGGTGCGGTTGCCGATGACGCGGTCCATGTCCTGCCCGAGCGCCCCGAAGTTGTGCCGCATCCGGGTGAGCTCGCCACGGGTCAGGTCCCGGGCGGTGATGTTGATATTGACCCTAGCCACTGTCTTCCTCCTCTCCGGGCCGGGCCCCCGTGACGACGATCGCCATCAGGCGGATCAGCTCCGCGTCCTCTTCCATGAGCTGCGACGGCAGGCACTTGAACCGCTCGCACAGCCCGATGATCAGTTCAGCGTCCTCCAGCTCGGGAGGCTTGGTTACAACGCTTCCATCAGCACGGGTGCCCCCGGGAACTGACCGCCACTCGACGAGCCTTTTCCCAGCTCCTCGCTCGGGCCGGTCATCCCCTCCAGCCACCGGTTGACGATCTCGGTGACCATGGGGAACTCCAGGTCGTTGAGGGCGTCCTTGGTGGCCGGGACGGGGGAGCCGTCCTCCTCCTCCAGGTTCCAGGAAACGAGGTTCTCGGCCAGGAGATCGAGGATCTCGTCCAGGACAATGTCGTTCTTGTCGTCCTCCTCCAGCAGAGAGATCATGCGCCGGACCTTGCCGAACTTGGTGCCCTTCAGGCGGACGACCAGACCGTCGTAGGTGCCGCTGAACTCAAGCGTGTGGATCGTCGGGACCTTCCGGTACCCCATCGGTGCCTCCTCAGAATCGGTTCTCGTACTTCAGGCGGAACAGCCGGTCGGCCATGCCGCCTATGCGGGCTTCCAGTCGGGTGGCGGCCTTCCGGAACGACCAGTAGCCCTTGAATCTGGTCGTCGCGTTCCGGGAGCCGACACCCTCCAGCCAGGGACCATACACCGGACCGGCGTGGCCCCCGTCCCAGACTTCAGGGCCGGTGGACGAGTTGTGGATCTCCACTCGGGACTCGTAGTAGCCGGTCGGGTGCACGAAGTGGGTATGGAAGTTGCGCTTGACCTCCCCCAGCGCCCACTCGGCACCCTCCTGCTCGACCTCGTCCTGGTACCTGTTGAACAACCGGCGTCCGCGAACGCTGAACAGCGCGCCGTCGTACTGGACGCGCGTCCGGATGCTCAGCAGGTACTCGGGCATGTCAGCTCCAGGTCGGGACGGTGCCGTCGGCGAGAACGCCGGGGACCGACCAGGTCAGCGAGCCGTCGTCGCCACGGGTCAGGGCGTAGTCGGTCAGGAGGCACTCGTTGTTGAGTGTCTGGCCGGACACCGCCAGGGCGACTGTGCGGGTGACCGAGGTCGAGCCGACGTCCTTGAACGTGGCGTGCGACTTGTCGGCCGCGTCGTTGAACACGCCGTTGATCGTGATCGAGAAGTCGGCCAGCAGGAGCAGCCGCTCGAACGCCGACTTGTCGACTCCCGTGATCTCCTGGACGGCCCGAGGCGTGGAGAACTCGAAGTTCGTCACGTCATTCTTGATGTCGTTGGCCGCAGTGTCGGACCCGTCAACAGACAGGGTCGTCCAACCAAGGCCCGATTCCTTTGCCACTTCAACCCCTTTCGATGCGGGTCTTCAGCCGGTCCTGGTTCTCGGCGAACTCCTCGACCCAGTATTCCGGCTTCTTGTGCGTACGGACGGGCGTCCGCAGCGGGTTCCCCCGGAAGTCTCCGCCCTTGACGCGGTAGATCTCCGGGCGGTCTATGCGGACCCGGTGCTCGGCGAAGCAGGGCTGGTTGCCGCTGAACTCCAGCTCGACCAGACCATCGTGCTGGCCGATGACCTTGTAGGCCCGTCCCGAGTGGTGCTTGATGTAGTACGCCTGCTTCTGACCCAGCTCGGTGCCCAGGTCGATCTTCATGCGCCAGCCCCGCAGAAACTGGGCGCACTCCACCTCCTCGCAGGTCGCCTTCCGGGTGTGCGTCGAGACCGGCGCGGAGATCTGGAAGGTCTGCATGGCCCTGGCGGGCAGCGCCGGGTCGAGCCGGTTCGGTTCTCGGTTCATCAGATGGCCCTCAGTGCCTCGTTCTTGTTGATCGCGACGGCGAACACCAGGTTGGTGAAGGTGCCGCTGGTCGCGACCCGGACGTAGCGGCGGACGGTGGCGGTGTCCGAGGAGGACTGGATCCGCTCGGAGGTGGCGGCCGTCACGTTGGTGAAGGCGCCGCCGGTGACCGCCGCGAAGGTGACGTTGTCGGCGGAGTCCTCGATGGTCACGGTCGCCGTGCCCGAGCCGATCGAGAACGCGTGCAGGTAGGCCTGGAACCCGAAGGCGGCCGACGCGCCGGTGTCGATGGCCGTGCTGTTGGCGGCTGCCGAGTCGGTCTGCTTCCCAGCCGTGAGCTGGACGGCCCAGTCGGCCCCGTACAGCGAGGAGGGGACCGAGACGTTGAACAGGAAGCTGCCGTCGTCCCCCCTGGTGCTCGCGTAGTCGACCTCCTTGCCGGTGATGCAGAACGCGGGCGAGCCGATTCCCTGGCCGCGCAGGTAGGTTATCTGGACGTCGGTGGTCGGCAGGGCGGACAGCGTGGGGTGCGCCCGGTTGGTGGCGTCGTTGAAGTACGCGGTGAACTCGGCCGTCGCGTCCCGCATGCCGAAGAGCCTCGCCATCCCCGACTGCGTGATGTCGGTTCCGGGGAGCACGCCGCGCGGGGTTGCCAGCGAGCCGATCGAGTTGATGTCTCCGCCGATATCGCGGCTGCCCACGAAGAGCTGGTCGCCGAGCCCGGACTGCTTTGCCATGATCCTTCCTCCTTACGGTGCCTGAGTCCAGGCGTCTTCCACGATCACCGGCACGCTGAGCGTCATGACCCGGTAGACCATGTTGTCGATGTTGATGTAGCCGGACTGAGCCATCAGCTCGTGCCCCTGAGTGGCGCCCAGGAGGTCGATCCAGCGGCCGTCGGTTCCGAGCTGGAAGTCCCCGGTGTAGGCGTCGATCAGCAGGTCGACCGCGTTCATGACGTTCGGGTCGATGGCGTCCTGCGGGTTCTGGAGCATGTTCGTGTAGACCCGGACGTTGAAGACCACCCGGGCTGTGGTGGTGGTCAGGCCGGAGCGGCCACGGGCGGGCTCGATCCGGTCGATCCACACGGCGGCCGTCAGCCCCCGGCCGGGCTTGTTCTTGGGCTCGTGCTGGTTGACCCGGTCGAACACGCCCAGGGTCATGGCGTGCGACGCCAGCCGGTCAATCAGGTCCTGCGAGTTGATCGCCATCAGGCGTCCCCCCACCGGGGCTTGACTCCTGGCTTGAGCTGACCGCCCACCACGAAGTGCGCGTGACCCAGTTCGAGCCGGTTGTCCGCGAGGCGGTGAACGTCGCGCGGCATCGAGAACATGAACTGCTCGAACATGTCGCTGGTCAGCTCGATCTTCTGACCCTCGCACTCGATAGTGATCTTCATATCGCCCTCTTCCGGAACTTCCGCTTGTACCGGCGGGCGCACGACTTGCGCAGGTCGGTCAGGCCGCGACCGGCCACCACCTCGGTGCCGGAGGAGTCGCGCTCGGCCTCGTCGGAGTAGACCCGGGCGCCGTACGCCGAGAACTCCTGCTCCAGTCTCGTGATGGCCTCCGCCTTGCACAGGTCCCGGACGAGGCTGGGAACGTCCCAGACGGCCACAGAGGCCGCGTCGAGGTGGGTTGCGGCCGTGGTGCCCAGGGCGCCGCGTTCGACCGTCAGACGGCGGTACGCGTATACGTCGGCGCCGCTGGAGTGGGCCGCCAGGGTGGAGCCGTCGTAGGCCCGGATGACGGTCAGGTTGTTGCCGGTGATGTCGGTGATCCGCATCCGTTCCGAGTCGATCAGGATCTGCTCCCCCACGAAGAAGAGGGAGCCGTCCGAGACGTCCACCGTCTGGTCGGAGTTCAGGGCGTTCATCGAGCTGGCCAGGTTCTGCGTCGTGTCCAGGGTGCCCTTGGCGGTGACGAGCATCCTCTCCGAGTCGACCACCAGGACGGACCCGACGCCGACGATGTCCCCCCGGGTGACGTCCACCGTGGTGGTGGTCGTGGACGCGACGGCGGACTCCAGGGCCCCGGCAGCCTTCTGGTCGTCGTTGATGCCCCAGACCCCGGAGATCGCGATGGCCCGCTGGCTGGTGCCGGAGTTCGAGAAGGAGGCGGTGGAGTCGAGGTCGATCTCGATGTGGGTGTACGGGGGGCCGGAGTTGACCGGCTCCAGGAAGTAGTCGCCCGAGGTGATCACGGTGCCGCCAGCGGTGAGGGTGGTCACGCTGATCAGCTCGTTCTCATCCAGCCACAGCCTCCACGCCGGAGAGTAGTCACGAACGGGCCACGGAAAGTAGCGGGTCGCGGTGCGCGGCGCCAGGCCGTGCTTGTGCCGGTTCAGCCAGCCGTCGATGTCGTCCGACGCTGACGCGATCGCATCATCGATCTGCGCGGAGCGGTGGGCCGCCTCCCGGATGTCGAAGGCGTCCTGAACGCTCTCGCGCGTTGTGTAGAACACGCGACCCATCTACCTGTCCTTGCTTTCGGGGAACGCGAGGGGATCTAACCCTCGGTTTCAGGGGAAATATGCAGTTGTGACCTTGAGACACAGGGTAGCCCCCCGAGCGTCAGAAAGACACCCAGGGGGCTTGGGGGTGGGTCAGCCGCGCAGCGTGGCGCCGCCAACGTTGACCTGGAGCTTGAGCAGGGTGTTCTCCTGCTTGATCGCGTCCAGCTCGCGCTGGAGCACGGCGCGTGCCTCGTCGCGGATCAGCTCGCGGGTGGTGTTGGCCTCCTGGTGGACGGCCTCCTTGACCTCGCAGGCCTTCTCGATGACGAGGCGCTGCGTCTCGCAGTGCTCCTTCATCAGGTCGGCCTTGGCCTCCAGCGTGGTCTCGCGGCCCCGGGAGCCCTGGTCCAGGATGTGCTGGACGTTCTCCTTCAGGGCGTGGCCGGTCGCGATGACGTTGTCCTTGGCCTGCTCGACCACGACCCGCTCGACGCGCCCGATCTGCTCTGCGAAGTCGCGGTCGCGGCCACCGGCGTGCAGCGCGGCGGACAGGTCGCGGTTCGCGTCCAGGACGTCGCGGGTGGCGTCGGAGTTGGCGTTGTCGAGGTCGCGGATGCCGTCGGCGTTGGCAGCCGCCAGATCCCGGCCCGCGTCGTGCAGGCCCTCGATGAACGCCGCGTCCTTGCCTTCCAGACCGTGTCGGTAGTTGTAGCCCCGGTCGCCACCGAAGTGGACCACCCCCGGGTACGCGTTGGGTACGTACTGGTCCCCTGTGTCCGCCATGCTTGCTTCCTCACTGTTGGACTGAAACGGAGAAGACCCCCGCCGCAGCTTGTCGGCGAGGGTCTCGTCGCCCTCTTCCATGTGGGGAACTGTACGCTGATCGCCGTACGGGAGGCCTGTGTTGATGGTCGCATCCCCGGTCAGTAGGACCCGGGGAACTCCCCCCAGGCGCTCGCGTCCTCCGGCCAGACCAGCCCGTCCCACGGGCAGTACAGCGTGCCGTTCGGGCCCTCCCGCAGCGCCGTGTTGTCGTTCGGACAGGAGGTGGGCGGAGTCGACCGGTCCCGCTGGTCGATGTCCCGGGCCTCCTGGAGCATCGCCTGGAGCTGCTCCCACGCCACCTCAGCTCACGCCCTTCAGCGCGCTGACCAGCGAGATCACGAGGGACCCGCCGGAAGCCGCGATGGCGCCCATGGCCGTCCAGCGCCACTTCTCCAGCGCCGACACCCGGGCCTTCAGGTCCGGGACGTCCTTGATCTGCTCTTCGACCCTCGCGAGCCCGACCAGCACCTCGGTTGTCTTGCCTTCGAGGCTGTCGAGCTTGTCCAGGATGCGCTCCTCGTTCGCCACCGATCCTCCTCGGGGTACAGGAACGGCCACCCGCCCGGAGTGGACGAGCGGCCGTTCGATGGGGTCGATCAGGTGGTGGCTGCAACCACGGACGCGCCAGCGGTCAGCGGCACATAGGTGCAGAACCAGTCCATCACGCCGTCCTCGGTGCCGGTCACGTTCGCGGCGACGAGCTCGATCTCGCCGGTCGTCGCGATGTAGCCGGACAGAGGCTGGCCGTTGACCAGGAAGTCGACGGTGCCGTCACCCTGGTCCTTGAAGCCCAGGATGTCGCCCACAGCCGTGTCGGTCGTGCCGACGTCGGTGGCCTGCACCCACGTGACGGTCGTACCGGTGGTCGGGTCGATCTGGATCGCGAGGGTCTCGGTGTCCAGGGTGATCGCCGTGGTGGCCTTCCCCCAGAGCGCCGTGATCAGCACCTCGCCGCCAGCGACGGTGAAGAGCTGCTTGGTGCCGCCGCCCGCGCCGATCGTCGAGGACTGCCCCTGGACGTACCGGCCGAGGGCGATCTCCCGCAGCTCGGTGTTGTTGATGAGGGTGCTCATTGTCTGATCACTCCCCTCAGACCGTCAGGCTGGACTGGAGGTTCTGCGGACGCCGCTGGACGCGGAGGTCGTGCAGGATCGCGAAGCACAGACCGGTGTCCACGGTGACCTGAACCTGGTCGTAGCCGTCGGAGAGCTGCTCGGCACGGACGGTGAAGACGCCCGTGTCGTTGGTGGTCTCGTCCGACAGGTCGAACGTGTTGTCGGTGAAGTCGGCAGCGCCGTTCTCCAGCCAGGTGCCGCCGACGTCCGGGCCGGTGTAGGCGCGGGACTCGCCGTTCGAGCCGACCGTCCCGGACACCGTGAAGATGTTCAGGTCGATCTCGCTGTTCACGCCGGTCGAGTCGGTCTGCGTGACGGTCGCGATGGCCGCACCGGTACCCGCGTCACCGAAGACGAAGGTCACAGCACCGCACTTCGTCAGGGGGATGTTCAGCCCCGACGCGGTCTTGATGACGTTGAAAACCCGGCCGAGGCCGTCTCCACTCGCCATGTTCTTCTCCTGTTCTCCCAGGGGGTTTCAATGCCCTGGGGGGTGACCGGGGGAGGGGGGTTCATTGCCCTCCCCCGGGTTGGATCAGGCTCGCGCGTCGAGGGTGACGAACGGGCTCAGGGTCGGACCGCCGTTGCGCGGGGTCAGCGCGCTCTGGAGCCACGGACGGCCATCCAGACGTTCCACGAACTTGAAGCTCGTCTCGCCGTTCTGGAAGCGGAAGTGCTCCGAAGAGCTGACCGTCATCGCCTGGCGGTCGCCCACCAGGTAGTAGTTGAAGTCGATGAAGTTGATGTCGCCCTGGTCGCCCAGGTTCTCCACCTTCTCCGACACGATGACCGGGCGGCCGAGGATGGTCGCCGGGGGGCCGCCCACGCCGTTGTTCAGCCAGACCGGGCCACCGCCGGTGCCCACCGAGAGGGCCATGGTGGCCAGCTCGGGGAAGACGTCCGGGGAGACAACCCAGACGGCCGACGCGAGGGACTGCGGCAGCATCCGGGAGTACATCTTGACGATGTTCTGCCAGACGATGGTGTCGGCCGCCTGGCCGGTCTCCTTGGCCACCGAGACCCGCGCGGCGTTGCCGGAGGTCAGGATGCCCAGCGGCTGACCGGCGCCGGAGCCGCTGAGGAACGCGACGTCGGCGAAGTAGGCCAGGGCCTGCGGGAACGTCGAGCGGATGAACGCCTCGAACGAGACGGCCGAGTCGGCGATCAGCTCGTTGGGGACGTTCGCGAACGCCGTCAGCTTCCAGGCCTCCAGCACGAGGCGCCCGAAGGTGGCCGCGACGTCGGTCATCTGGCCGGACTCGGGGGTCCAGTAGCCCTGGACGCCGCCGAACACGTTGGTGGCGTGGCTGGTGTCGTCGATGTACGGGTAGACGACCCGCGAGGTCTCCATCGGGACGATCCGCGCACGCGGCCGGACGACGGAGGCTTCCAGCGACAGGCTGAGCAGCTCGGCCCGGAACGCCTCCGGGACCAGGAAGCCGCCGGACGCGGGCTCACCCGAGGACGCGGCGGCGTTCTTCAGGTTCTCGCGCTTGGCCGCCAGCTCGGCGGTCATGTAGGCCTTGGGGCTGATGTCGATGAGGAACTGGGCGAGGGTCTCGCCGTACTCCTTCGCGCTGTACTTCGCGCCGAGAGCCTTGGGCTGGAAGTGGGCCTTGGCGGACGTGGTGACCGCGTCGACACCACCCCGGTCCAGCAGCTCCAGGCCCTTGACGTTCTCGTTCTCGCGCAGATACTCGGCGAGGACGCGCTGCGTCTCCTCCTTGACCTGGCGCTGGAGGTCCTGGTCCTTCTGGGCGACGGTCTTGGCGTAGGCCGCGACGACGTCCTTGAACTGGCCCTCGGCCATCAGGTTCTGGACCTTGGTCCCGTCGCTGAGCAGCTCTTCCAGCTCGTTCTGCGACTCGGGGATCGTGATCTTTGCCACTACTTCACTCCCTCCTGGAGAGCACTCTTGAACTCGGCGAAGTCCCAGGTGAAGGGCTTCGCGTTGTCCTCCTTGTCGGCGACGGAAACCGCCGGGGGTTCCACGGCCTTGGCCGCAGGCTTGAGTACCGGCTCGGGCGCCTTCTCCCGGCCAGCGTAGTTGAACATCGACAGATCGAAGTCGTCGCGGGCCTTGGCCTGCCCCTCGATCTCATCGATCAGACCGGCCTGGAGCGCCTCGTCGGCGGAGTACCAGGTCTCGGCCTGCATCCGCTCGCGCCAGAACTCGACGCCCCCACCGGCCTTGTCGTCGTAGACGGAGGCGATGGTGTTCGAGGTGGAGTCGAGCAGGTCGACCAGCTTGCGGAAGTCCTGGGCGTTCCCGGCAGCGTTCGTCCAGCCGTCGTGGATCATCATCTTGGCCTTGGGGGCCATGACGACCTTGTCAGCGCCCAGAGCGATGACGGAGGCAATGGAAGCCGCCAGACCGTCCACGACGACCGTGGTGGGCTCCTCGCGCCGCTTCAGGGCCGCGTAGACGGCCATGCCGTCGAAGACGTCCCCGCCGGGGCTGTTCAGGTGCAGGTTGACCGGCCCCTTGACGTCGCGCACCTCGGCGAGGAAGTCGCCCACGCTGACACCGAAGCCGCCGATCTCGTCGTAGATGAAGATGTCGGACGGGCCGGTCGCCTTGTTCTCGATCCGGTACCAGTCCTTGCTGGCACGCGCCTTCGGACGCCGGGGGGTGTAGTCCTGCGGACCGCCGCCCCAGCCCTCGGGGATCAGCTCCTCCAGGCCGAGCGCTCGGGCCCGCTTCTTGATGTGCCGCTTGGTCGCCTCCGGGTCCTTGGCACGCCCGATGGCCTGGATCGCGTTCTCCAGGTCCTCCCTGGTCGCGATCGGGTACGACCCGTCGGGCATCGCCTGGCCCTTCTCGGCCATCGCGCGCCGCTGGTCCTCGGAGAACTCCCGGTTCAGCACGTCCCAGTCGAAGAAGTCCTTGATCGTCATGCGTCGTTCGCCTCCCTCGCCGGGCTCGGCTTCTTGGGCTCTCGGTTCGGCCGGGTGCGGGGATCGCGCCCGGTGCCCTCGGCCGACGACTGCATCGGCTCCGGGGGGTTCATGGCGCGGTCGTGCGCCTCCTGGGCCATCCGGAGCTTCATCTGGTCCTGCTTCATCTGCGGCAGGCCCAGAACCTCCAGGGCGTCATCCCAGTCAGCCCCGGCCTCCGTGAAGAGCTTCAGGGCCTGGGCCTTCGTGATCCGGTCCTTCGAGTCCGCCTCGCGGTCCTCCGGCACCGGGTCATCGAAGTCGAACTCCAGGTTGGTGCCGGTCTCACCGAACCGCTTCAGCAGCTCGGCCAGGCCGGAGCGGACCTTCGTCAGGCGCGGCCGGAGCAGGTAGCGCCCGAACATGCGTTCGTTGGCGTCGGCGACCGCCTTGTTGACGTCCTCGGTGGCGCCGGTCATCCCCTTCGGGTACCCGAACGCCTCGCGGATGTCCTCGCGGCTGAGCTCGGCCAGCTCGGGGAAGTGCATGTCGCGCATCGAGTACTTGCGCTCGACCCACTTGCCCTGCTCCAGGACGGCGACGCGGTGGGCGTTGGCGACACCCTGGTGCTGCTCGCGCCAGCGGGAGACCAGCTCGCGGAACTCGTCGTCGTCCAGCCGGTCCTCGATCTCGATGATCCCGCCCGGCTCGGCGGAGTTCAGGAAGAAGTTGCGGGCGTACTCGGCGGCCAGCCGGTTCGAGTCGAGCTTGACGCCCAGCGACTGCACCGGCCCGAGGCCACGGTAGGGGTCCAGCGGGTTTGGCCGCCGGATGTGGATGACCTGGTCCTTGAGCAGCGGCACCCGCTCCCCGTCGGGGGAGACGTACACGTAGCCGGTGAGGGCCTCGGTGTCGGAGGTGACGACGCGCATCCGGTCCGGGCGCACCGGCCAGATCTGGAGCGGTCCGGCGGCGCGGATCGAGCCGTGGGCGAGGACCCAGACGAACTCACCGGCCGTGTCGTAGTGCTGGACGGAGGTCTCGATGAACTCGACCGTGTCCATCAGCGGGTTCGGGTTCCTGAGCAGGTCCAGGGCGGCGTGCTTCTGGATCTCGGTGCGGGTCTCAACCTCGCGAATCACCCGGCGGCCGTCGGTCGGCTTGCGGTACAGGTGCCACTGCACCAGGCCGCACGACTCCGACAGCCTGCTCACGATGCCGTAGAGGGTGCCGACCTCGCCGTACTGCTCCATACCCCGGCGCATCTTCTCCTCGGTGGAGGCGCCACGGCCGGTGACGATGTTGAAGAAGTCGGTCTTGCCCGGGTTCTTCGGAGCCATGGGGACGGGAGTGCGGTTGACGAGCGCTGACACGCCTCTGCCGAGTCGGCTCACCCGTCACTCCCTTCGCTGCCGTAGTTCCACTGGAGGATCCAGAGCACTGCCCCTCCGACGATGAACCCGGCGGGGGGGTAGATCATCCACACGCCGTACCCCACCAGGGTAGCCCCTACTGCGGAAATCGCAAGGGTCAAGGCCCTGCGAGCTGCTTTCCTGAGGCTCTTGAGGCTCCGCGACCTTTGATCCCTTGATCGACGCCACCAGGCTACCAGCCGGTCGCGCCTCTGCTTCCACTTCGGCTGGGGGTCCAGCAGCGGATCACGCTTCTTGAACACCTAGGGCTCCTCAGTACGTGATGGTGCGGACTCGGGGACGGGACTTCAGGTCGCGCTCGGCGATCATGTACCGCATGGCGTCCATGCCGTGGTCGTCGGCCTTCACGGGCATCTCCTTCGGGGGCTTGCCCGCCTGCTGGGCGATGGCCGTGCCACGGTCCCAGATGTACCCGACGATCTCATCGATGGTGCAGGTCGGTTTCTTCTTGTCGGCCAGCTCTTTGTCCCGCTCGATGATGGCGTCCTGGCACAGGAACACGCCCGGCTTGCCGGTGGCCTCGTTGACCCGCAGCCGCTTCTTGACCGCCTGGATGCCGTCCTCGACCGACTTCTTGGCCGCCTTGGTCGACATGCCGAGCTCGCGCTCCAGGACGGCCCGGCCTTCGGCGTCGTGGTCGCAGATGATCATCCGGGGGCGGGGCTCCTTCTTCAGGTTCATCGCCTCCTTGATCTTCGGCGCCATCTCATCGACCGTCGTCTTCGTGGCGTACAGCTCCTTGTACAGGTAGAGGTTGCCGTCCTCGTCCTCCGCCCAGAACTGCACGACCATCGGGTTGGTGTAGCCGAAGTCGACCGTGATGTACCGCGTCCACGAGATGGGCGGCACGCCGATCTTCTTGTGCAGGTGGATATTCGGGTCGAACTCCTCGTACACCAGACCCTCGGCCGCGCACCAGACGCCCTTGCGCAGACGCATGTACCGGACGCCGGTCAGGGCGTCCAGCTTGGACATGTAGTTCCGGCCCTCCTCGGTGAGGGCGCCCGTCGTGCCGTCCGGGTTCTGGTTGAACAGGATCGGGTTGTCCTCGTGCCGGGACCGGATGTGGTGGGTCCTGCCGGTGTCGCAGCGGACCTTCAGCCAGTGCGTCGGCACGTCGGGGTTCGCGTCGGCGATGATCTGCTGGTAGGGCACCTTCCCGTTACGCAGACGGGTGGTGATCGCCTCCCAGTCCTCCTCGGTGAGCTCCGTCGACTCCTGGGCGTAGACGATGTCGTACTCCGAGGACATGATCTTCATTGCCTTGTCCATGCCGCCGACCACGACGCGTGAGCCGTTCTTGTACCGGTAGCAGGCCGCCTCCTTCGCCGAGCCGCCGAACCACTTCACCTCGCCGGACGCCAGGTGCTCCTTCGCGACGTGCTCCTCGAAGGTCACCAGGGCCGTCGAACCGAGGCTGGCCAGGGTCTTGCGGACGATGAGCCCGCGCGCCCCCGGGTACTTCAGCATGACGGCGTGCAGCTTCTCCAGCAGGCACTTCGACTTTCCCGTACCGGCGGGCCCGGCGTACAGCAGCTCGGGACCCTTGTACCGGAACGCGTCGATCGCGGTGCCGTACGGCTGGTACCGGTGCACCGGCCCGTGCTGCTGAAGGGCACGCTGGCGCCGGGCCTCCCGGCGTGCGGCATCAGCCCGGCCCACGGCGTCGGCGACATGGGCGTCGAGCGCCTCGCCGTCGATCGTCAGCCTCTCATCGGCCACGGTTCGCCCTCCTTCCCTCCAGCCAGACGATCTCCATCTGGACAGGCGACAGCATGTACACGTCAGTGCCCTTCCGGGCTATCACGCACACGATCCGGCGGCACGCGAACCTCCACGCCCACCGATGCAGCAGGTGCCTCATCTCCCACCACACCTCTCGCACGTCTTATCGCAGGCGAACCCGTGCCGGTGAGGCTCCGGGTACTCGCACCCCTTGCCCTCGCAGTCAGATGTCATCGACGCTCACCCCGACGATCTGGTACGTGACGTTCTCGTTGGACACGTTGACCTGCGTGCGGGCCGGAAGGTCGCCCAGCTCCTCGGCGACGGCCTTCAGGATCGAAACCAGCACCTCCTGGGACCGGGCCGACTCGCCGGACGCCATCTTCTCGGCGGCGTTCTGGTACTCGCGGATCCGCTCGATCTTCTTGGCGACCCACACACCCGCATACTGGTCGGCCAGGTTGTTCCTCACCTCTTCGATTTCAAGGGCGTGGCGCTTCTTGAACTGGGAAATGGAGGTCTGGCTGACCCCGTACTGCTCGGCCAGCTCCTTCCCGGTCTTCTCGCCCAGCGCGAAGTCCCGCACCAGCCGGTGCTTCACCCAGCCCCGCTCCAGGTGCCCCTTCCTCGCGGCCGTGCCGTCGGAGCGCCGGGGCTCCAGCTCCTTCGACCCCGCAGTTGCCGCCATCGCGTTGCCATCCGACGGCTGCCGGACCACATCCTGGCCCCTTCGGTTCACCATTTCTCCTCCTCCCCGGCATTCCCTGCCGGTATTACTTTTACTTTCGAGCCATTCGGTAGAAATCGGACCGTCCGCAGGCCCCCGGCGCATTTGCGGAAGCAAAGCACCCAGCAAACTGCAAACCCGGACATAGGGAATGCAAAGGGCATACCCCCCATACCCACCCACATGCACACATTGCATTGCAATGAACGCATACCCACCCACATGCACACACCCCCACCTATACCTACCCACCTACACCCACACCCACATAGCACACCCATATGCACCCATGGCACCGCATACCCCCATGCACAGGGGCACACGGGGCATAGGGGGTACCGGGATTTGCTAATGGAAATATGTGCAAAGGGGGTGTACATCCCCCCTCCCCCGGGGTACTCTATACCTAGAGGCAATACCCCGAAGGAACACCTAGCAGAGAGGCAGAGACCATGAACACCTACTCCGTAACCCTCCGCAAGTCCACCGACACCGCCATCGCCAGGACCAGCCGGGAGCTGACCTACCCCCGACCGGCCCGGTACCCCGGTCACCGGGAGGGGATGCGGATGAACGATCTTGAGACGCTCCGGTCCCTGCTCATGTGCAACGCCCTCGACGGGCAGATAGGCCTCATGTGCACCGACGGGGGGACCATCCTCCTTCCCCTCGGCTGCTGACTCTGACCGGCCGGACCATCGGGTGCCCGTACCGGCGACGGGCGCCCCTTTGGCCCTACCGTTCACTCCGAAAGGATCAAGACCATGATCAGCCTTCGCAAGCCCACGCACGCTCTCGCCTACGTCGGTACCCAGAACGGCGGCGACCACGATCTGGCCATCCGGGGCGAGATCGTCGGCCGTGACTCCGCCCTCGTCAAGATCCGGGTCACCCGGGTCACCGGCGGGATGACCGGCCAGACCTACCCGCACCTGAACGGCCAGGTGGTCGACCTGCCGCTGATCATCTGCCACCTGGCGTGACCGGCCGACCCATGGGGGGGCGTCGGGGAGACTCGGTGCCCGCCCCACGGGTCTACCGTTCAACCGGAACGTGTAGCTGATCATGAGAGGTTCGCCATGAACTACCGCCTGTACGACGGCACTGTCCGTTGCGCCGACCACATGGACGCGTCGTCCTACGTGGACGAGACCACGGAGCCGTGCCTGTACTGCGCCGACGCACTGGAAGGCGCCGACCAGCGCTGGGAGTGCATCGTGTCCGACCCCGAAACCGGCCGGACGTTCGTCACCATGACCACCGCCCCCTGCTTCGAGGACGCCGTAGAGATCTTCGAGGGGCAGGCGGAACCGGGCGAGCTGTACGACGGCTGGCACGTGTTCGTTCCCTCCGTCGCCCTCTGACCGGCCCAGAAGGGAACCGTCATGGTCCAGTACGAGTACTTCCCGTCCGACCCAGAGCTCGGCAAGCGCCGGTCGGCTGAGCTCACCGACACCGCTGCCGCCAGGAGCGTGGGTGAGCGGGTCCTGATCGGCTTCAACGTCGTCCAGCGGCATGTGGTCGGCCCGTCGGGAGCGTGCACGCAGATCACGTACTTCCAGTCGGACATATCCGGCAACGTGTGGGCCCTGTACCACTAGCATGATCACCCCCCGGTCGGCGTAGGAGCCGGTCGTGGTCCGTTCAAGCCGGACACCGGGGACCAGGATACCTACAGAACCTTGCAGGAGCCGAGGTTTGGGGTAGTCCTCACAGGGAATACTGATAGCAGGAGGTGAGGGGAATGGACTACACGACGATCACAGCAGACCCGGTCCGTGGACCGGAGATCGGTCGGATGTACATCGACGCGTCGCCCTACATCACGACGCTCGCCCGGTTCGCGTACCGGCAGATGGCGGAACAGGTCACCGCGCAGTTCCGGCAGATGACCGAGCACGACGGCATCAACGTCGTCTTTCAGGCCGAGGACCCGTACCCGGACTGTGACGCCATGCTGTACGACGTCACCGTGCACGGTCGGCTCAAGGTCTACGCGACACCCGAAGAACAGCGGCACCCCCTGCTTGGTCGGCACACGAACGACATGTTCCGGGCCGTCCACGACTACTACGGGCACCACGGAGCCGGTCTCGGCGAGTCGGTCAGCTTCTCCCGTCATGGCGAAGAAGCCGCTTGGGTCCGGCACTCCCGGATGTTCACAGGACTGGGCCGTCGGGCAATGACGTCCGAGACCCGTGGGCAGAACTCAGCGTTCATCTGGATAAACGGGGGAGAGGAATTCCCCGAGCAAAAAGCGGTACTCCTGCCGGATTGGGTGAGCCAAATCCCCGAGCGCTGGCAATAACCGCCACGGGGTGCCGGTCCCCCTAATGACCGGTCCAGCCCCCGACAGACGCTTGTCTCGTCACGGAAGTCCCCAGGTTCGAATCCTGGCGGGGGCACTGTGTTCGGCGTCATGTGGGAGGTCCCTGGGCGTCGGACCGGCAATACCGGCCGGAGCGTCATGTGGGAGATCCCTGGGCGTCTGCTTTTCCGAACGCCGTAACCGCGAGGGTGGACAAGGGGCGGTCCCCGGACGTAACTCCCCCACTGTCCCCCTTCAACAGAAAAGAGGTTTGCAGGTGGAATGGATGAACCGTCCCAACCCGTATACGGGTCTGGGGGGTGCGTCGGCTGACATCCCGGATTTCGTCACGATGGACGACGTACCGGCACCGAGTAGCTCGACCGTATCCCTCGGCATCGGGATCAACGGCCCGGTCGTGGTCGATCTCGACTCCGAGTCGCCCCACATCCTGGTCAACGCTCCGACCAACCTCGGAAAGTCGACGGTCGCCCGGTCGTTCGGGGTGCAGCGGCTTGCCCAGGGTGATCTCTGCGTCGTCCTCGACAGGAAGATGCACAGTCACCGCTGGGCCCGGGAACTGTCCCCGCTGGTCCACTATGCCGACACGGTACCGGCCATCGGCGGCGCTCTGGTGAATCTCGGGTGGGAGTTGCAGCGCCGGAACGCGCTGGTCCGGGACCAGGGTCCAGGAGCGGACGTCGGTCCCCGCGTCGTCGTCATCTTCGAGGAGACGAACGCGACCCTCACCCGCCTCCGGGAGCTCGACAAGCAGCAAGGCGACTCCGGAGCCATGGACGCCTTTTCCGACCTGATGTTCATGGGGCGGGCGGTGAAGATGCACGTCGTGGCGTTCGCGCAGCTTGCCTCATACCGGTCCGGGCTGTCAGCCGACCTGATCGAGAATTTCGGCACCCGGGTCTTGATCGGTTACTCGGATAAGGCGTGGAAGTGGCTCGCCTCCGACTGTGGCCGCTACCGGGTTGCCCCGTCCAGCACAGGGCGGGGCATGGTCTGCCACGGCGGTAAGGCGCGAGAGACGCAGCTTGCGTTCATCCCGGAGGAGTCGGCCGCAGAGTACGTCCTGGACGCCGTACCGGCTCAGCGTAGGGCACGGGAACTGTCCGGCGGACGATCCCGTATGCCCGCCCCCTGGCGTCGTTCACTCGGGCGGTGACCGAGTAGGGCTCTGGAGAAATCCAGAGTCCGGCCCGGTTCCCGGTTTGAGGTAACACCCCCAGGGAATACTTACAATAGGAAGGCAGGTGGTGGAGATGATCCCGATCAAGGCGGACGGCGAGGCTCGCGAGTACTACGTCCGCAACATCGTTTCGGTGTGGTCCCTGGCGACCGACGACGAGTATGAGCAGGGTGCGCATTGGTACGAGCAGGCTCACCGGACGGCCGGGATGCTGGCCGACGGGGACGTCCGGACCGGTGCCGGTCTCCTGGCCGCTCTCTCCCCCCAGACAACCTGGTGGCTGAACGTCGAGCTTGCGTGCGACGCCTTCGAGGCCGGACGGGCAACCCGCCACACGGAAGATTCGACCAGCAAGGCGAACAAGATCCTGGCTGGCATCGACCCCGCCGACGTCCTTCCCATGCGGCGCAAGACCGGTCAGTTCTACCGCTGCATCCTCAACCCGGACGACGAGGACGCCGTGTGCGTCGACCGCCACGCCTACGACATAGCCGTCGGCATCCCGCTGGGCGACTGGAACCGGGGGCTCGGCGCTCACGGCCGGTACAGGCTGCTCGCCGACTGCTACCGGGAGGCTGGTGCCCGGGTGGGTCACCTGCCCTCTGCCGTCCAAGCGGTGACGTGGGTGGCATGGCGGAACAGTCTGGCCGGGGTCGGCACGCGGGGGGCGAGGATCTGATGGTCACCTGGCACTGCCCGCTGTGCGAGGACGCTTATGGCAGCGAGCAGGATGTGCGCGAGCACGTGACCGACACCCATGACGAGAGCCCCGACGATTACACGATCAAGGAGTCGCGATGAACTTCACCGAACAGATCATGAGCTCCCCCGAGGGGGGAACGGCCAGCCTGAACGGCGAGGACCTCCCTGCCACCGGCTACTTCGTCGGGGGCGTCGTATCCCCGCTGATCATCGAGCCGGACGACTCACTGGCCGAGCAGAAGGAAGCGCTGGACACGTTCATCTCGTACGTGGACGAGCAAACCATCGCCCCGTACCTCGGCTGGTGGACGGACGACGAGACCGGCCGCCTGTGGGTGGACGCCACCACCTGGCACCCCACCGAATTCGAGGCGGGGAGGACCGGACGCAAGCGCCGCGAGATCGCGGTGTTCGACATCGAGCGGAACCGGGAGCTGCGGCTCACCTACGTAGAAGGAGAATGATCATGAGCTTCATCGCGGAAGACATCCCCTGGTATCAGGTCACCGGCAAGCCGCTGCGGGCGATGACCGACGAGGACTACGCCATGTCGGCCCCCCGCAGACTCGGCAAGTTCGGCACCGTCAAGGAGGCGCGGGAAGCGCTGGCAATGGATCTGCTCGAATCCTCCACCTACAGCTTCGTCGTACGCGGCGGTGAGCAGGAGAAGTACGTCATGGCGGCACAGGCGGTCCGCGCGGGTGTCGACGGGGTCCAGATCCACGGCCGGTACTACCGGGTGCGAGAGGCCTGATGGGAGCCCCCGGGGGCGACTCCGGGGGCTGACACCAGCCCTTTCCGTCCAGCTCAAGGAGGAGCATCATGGCGACATGGCTGCACACGCATCTCCCCCGGCTCAAGGCCGGTGACCCGAACGTGATCAGCGTGAAAGTGCCCGGCCAGCGGGTCGAGTACGCGGCTTGGGTGAGCCTGGAAAACGTCGAGTTCAAGGTCCACGAGAAGGGGCGCCAGAGATGCCTTGAGTACGGGGTCCGGAACGTCCACGCCTGGCTGGTCGGGGACCAGATCACCCGCTGCACCGCCCCCCTGCCGGACGAGTTCGTGCAGACCCCTCCCGGGTACCGGCGCGCTGTGTACGACCCCTGGAGGGGTTCGGCGTTCATGGACCTGGAGACCGGCACGGCGGTGTACGAGGCCGACCTGGCGATCATGATCGGCAAGGACGTCTGGTACATGCCGCAGGAGGTCGAGCCACGATGACCGACCAGGAGTTCGCCGACTGGCTGAAGTCCGTCCCCCGGGAGCGCACCTGGGAGGAGGTCGAGCTGGCGATCATCCAGCACGACGCCGAGCAGGGTCCATGGGTGGCCAACCAGGTCTCCCACCACGAGTACGGAGAGAGCAGGGGTTGAGGATGATCGTCGTCACCGAGCACGCCGACTGGCCCGAGCGCCGGAAGGGGACCCTGATCCCGGGTCTCCACGAGATTCAGCGGGGGACCGAGATCCTGTCGGTCGTTTCCCTGGACAACGGGGAGATCCACGCCGTCCCGTCGCGCAACGTCTTCACCGTCGAGGGGCTGCGGTACGCCGAGGAGTGGTCGGCGAAGACCGGCCGGACCATCTACGACGTCCGGGTGCCCGACGCGCTGGGGGTGGCGTGATGTACACCGTCGAGGCCGAAATCCTGGCCGTCGCGCCGTCCATCACCTACCCGCTCACCGAGGTCGCTGACCCCGAGTGGACCGACCTGGCCACCGTCCCCCAGCTCCAGACCGAACAGGCCGAGCTCCAGGAGGCACGAGAGCTGGTGAACCTCGCGCTCCGGTACTACCGGAACGTCCGGATCACCAAGAGCCTGCCGTCCGGGCTGCGAATGGTGGTCCAGTGATCATCGGTCCGGCCCTCCTTCCGCTCGCCCTTCTCGGGGCTCTTCTCGCGTCACTGGCCCTTCCGCCCAGGAGGTAACCGTGTTCACCCCGATCGCCCGCTGCACCGAGTGCGGTGACGAGTACGATCCCGTCGAGTACACCACCGTTCCGCAGGACCCCGACGAGCCGCAGTTCTGCTCGGACGGCTGCGAGGACCGCTGGACGGCCGCTGAGAACGCCTCGGAAGCCTACGGCGCTGCCGGGTACCCGGCCCCCGTGTTCGGCCCTTAGGCGGTCAGCCAGACCCCTTCTAGCCCCCCCTGGGATTTCCGGGGGGGGCTTTCGCATGCCGTCAGCCCCCGACGTCGCTCGTGGGGCAACGCTCTACGTGCTGGGCCCAGACGACGAGATCCCCGACCTCGATCGAGGCGTACGTGCCGTCGGCCATCGGGCGTGAGCACCCGTCGCACACCGGCCCCTCGCCTGCGTCAGTAAGGCGGGTCCCCGCATACCGGGCAGAAGAGGGTGCCGCCGGTGCAGCCGAGAACGGGGTCGACAGGTCCGCAAGGAACCGCTGAGCCTCGCTGGGCTCCGCTCTGCTTGGCTGTACGCCCGTCTCCCGGCCTTTTGGGGGCATCGGGTCTCCGAGTACCCGGGGGAGCGGTCCGTCGCCGGAGACGCGCGTGCAGCGGTGCTCCCGGACCGGTCCGGGCTCACCCGGTCGTGCACCCCTGAGCCCGGACGGCTGGCCCTGCTGGTTCCGTTCGACCATCCAGAGACTCGGGGGGTTGGGCGACGTCAGCAGCCGGACGATGTCGCCCACGTCGGTGAGGGGCGTTGGATCGCATTTCACGACCAGGTTGGCGATCTTCCCGACCAGCACCATCCGCCCACATCCGGGGCAGGGTTCGATCATGTTCATTTACACCTCAGATTCCGGGTGAACCCTACTGGGGGCTGTTCCTAAGTCACAGCCCACCCCAGGGTTCAGGGTTCGGGGAAAAGGGTTCGGTTCGGGTTCGCTTAGGGTTCGCCCTGGTCAGAGTAGGGTTCGCTTAGGGTTCGCTCGGGTTCGGGAATCGTCTCCCCGTAGGGTTCGCGAACCCTGCCCCGAACCCTGTGATTCTGGGCCCTCTCAACCCACTTCTCGCCGGTCTCCTGGGCGTCCTTCAGGGCCCTCATGATGGCCGCTGCACCGCGTGCGGTGACCTTCCATTTCGAGGTCTGCTTCGGCACCAGCTCGACCAGTCCCTTGGGCTTCAGCTCCTGCACCCAGACCTTCCTGGCCGCCTGCCGCGTAACCCGTCCTCCGGCCGGTTCACGGCTCTCCTCCCGGTCCATGTCCTTGGCGAAGTCGGACGCGCTGACTCCGTCTTCCTGGTACGCGGACAGCTCCTGGAGGTAGTACATCTGGCGTGGCGAGAGGGCGGGGATGGGTTCGGCGTCCTCGGCGGGGGCATCGTGCGTGTCGTGGCTCCCCGTGGCGCCCGGCACCGGCACGAGCGAGGTGACGGGGTCCCCGAAGTAGTCCTCACCAACGACGTGGCTTTTCAGCTCCAGGGTCAGGAAGTCCTTTTCGTTGATCCCCTCCTTCTGCTTGCCCTCATCGGCCTGGGCGGTCGACAGCGTGACGTCCATGGCGTCGTCGGCCCGCTTCAGCACCAGCACGGTGTCGGCGGCGGCATACAGCATCGAGCTGCCCCGCATCCCGGCCCGCTTGTCCTTGCCGAAGTGGTGGACGACTACGACGCACGCGCCGGAGGTCTCCCGGATCCGGTGCAGGACGTTGATCACCTGGTTCATCTCGGAGCTGTTCTCGTCCACGCCGACGGTGCACATCGCCTGAGTGTCGACCATGATCAGGCCGTACGGGCGACCGGCGGCGTCCTCCTCGCGAAGGTGGTGGATGAGGGCGGCCATCTCCTTTTCGATCGAGGCGAGCTGGAGGGCGCCCGGGTAGATGACGACGTCCTTGACGGTCTTGTCGTGCTCACGCTCCCAGGCGGTCTTCCGGTGCGCGTACCCTTCCGCCCCCTCGGCGACGATGATCAGGCTCCTCCCGTGCGTCATCTTCCGGCCGTGGTAGTCCATGTCCTCGGCCCCGTACCGAAACGCCAGGTCGGCCGTCACGAACGACTTGAACGTCCCCGACGATCCGACCACCCAGCAGAGAGAGTTCTTGTTGAACAGGTTCTGGACGACCGGCGTTTTGATCTTCGGCTGGAAGTCGTGGGCCTCGGTCAGCTTCGGTTTGAGGTGCAGTTCGTGGAAGACCTCCGCCTCGGCCGACAGCGTGCCGACGGCCAGGGCCTCTTCCCGCTCGCGCCGGACATTCTCGAACGCCTTCTGCTGGCGTTTGATGTTGGCTTCCAGGACGCTGAGGGTCCGGGCTTCCTCGGCCTCTTTGTCCCGTTGCTCCCCGTGCTCGCGGTACTCCCGCTGCGCCTCCTCCCCCAGGAGCTGGACGGCGAGGTAGCGCACCTCCTCGGGGAGGGCATCCAGCAGCTCGAACGAGTCGAACGCTGGCTGCTGGATGCTCGGTGTCACCGATCCCCCTTGACGGCGTGCCGCACCTTGCGGGCCTCGACCCATTCCCGGATGTCGGCCGGGTCGTACATCCGCTTCCCGCCGACCTTTACGTAGGTGGGGCCCTGCTTCAGCGTGGCCCAGTTGTCGAGCGTTCGCGGTTCGACGCCCAGGATCGAGGCGACCGCGTCCTTGTCCAGCAGGGCTTCCATGCCCACCTCCGTGTATGGCCGTGAGATGCCGGGACCCCCCAGGGTATACCCAGGGGGTCTGTTTAGGTAAACGATCTCAGGTGCGCTGCTGTGATCCGACGGTGCAGTCCGACATCGGGCACACCAGCGTTTGGTCGCCCGGGAACCGGAAGTGCCGGACGAACACCCTTCCGGAACGGGTCCAGGTCCGGGTGTTCACCGTCTGGCAGCAGGTGGGGCACCACTCCCGGGGGGACCGGGTGAGGAACGCCGCCTTCCGGCTGGCGTACGGTGTCACCTTCGGCGGCCGGGTGCCGGACCCCTTGCAGGTCTTCGGCGCCTCGTACAGGCCGTTCCGCTCGTGGGCGGTCAGCAGCCCGTCGTGGTCGAGCCCCACCACGAAGAAGCACCACCGGCAGTAGCCCTCCCCGTGCGGCGAGAGCGGCCGGACACCGGTGTGGACCGGCTCAGCGGGTGTCATCGTCTTCGACCTCGATCCGTACGCTGCCAGCGTTCTGAACAGTCTCACCGGTGATCTCCAGGTAGCCGGGGTGGAAGGTGCCTTCGAGGGCCAGTGGGAAGTCGGATGGGGGTCGCGACCCCACCTCCCAGAAGGACTGACGGAAGTGGTTGAGCCGGGCCTCTTCCGTCATCTGCCGGGCCCGCTCTGCCGCCCGCTGCTCCGGCGTGAAGTAGTCCCGGCCGTCGACCGGCACATACCCTCGGATGCCCTGGTAGGGGTCCTGGGGCAGCGGCTGGCCGAACATCCCGACGAGCTGATCGTACAGCCCCTGGGGCGACCGGAGACCGTCGGTTCCGTCGGAGGTCCACCCGTTTGACCGCTCGGCGGACCCGGTGCGCCGGGACCAGCAGGAGTCGCACTCGCACCGGTCGCGGTCGCCGGTGCACGGCCTGTCCCAGTACCGGCGCTTTGAGTCCCAGTTGAGTTCCGGGTGCTCGGCGCACGCCCAGGTGCGAGAGAAGTCGCCGCACGCCCCGCAGGAGGTGCCCGGCTGCGGGCCGGATGACGACGCACCGTTGTTGATCACCTGGATCATCGGGCGCACGTAGTTGTTGGCCCGTCGTGCCGTGGGCGCCCCGGACGTAGCCCCGCGCGCGACCGTGTACCGGAGGCCGAGGTCGGCGACCGTATCGCTCTCGATCACCTCGGTCTGGTAGTCCTGGTCGAGGTAGGACTCGATCTCGGCGACCAGCTCGGCATCGAACTTCGGGAACCGGAGCTTCACGAGCAAACCCCCTTGCAGGCCGGGCAGTGCAGCGGATAGACCGTCCACCCCCGGTTGAGGGCGGCGGCGGCGGCGTCCTGCTCGGAGGTGAACAGCATGGTGGCCGTCGGGTCCACGACGCGGTCGACGGAGGGCGGGACTGACGGCCTCGGCAGGAAGTGCCCGCACCGGTCGCACTTCACCCGGACTAGTCGCTCGATGGCCATCAGTCGATCTCCAGCTCGTTGAGGGTCGTCATCGACAGGTCGCCGTTCGGCCGGAGCAGGTCGATGATCGGGGCGAGGAACGCGTACTGCGGGGCGAAGTCGTCCGAGGACCAGGACTCGTACTGCGGACGCATCCTGCCTGCCGAGTCCTTCGCGTTGCTGCCGTCCTTCTTGAGCCAGGGGCCGGACAGGTGGATCGAGAACGTTCCCTCGATCACGAAGCGCCCGCCCTTCCAGGCGTAGTCGATCACGACGGTCTCGACGCGGAAGTCGCGCTTGTAGCCCGAAGGGTGTACGACCGGTCCGTCCGTGATCCGTGCGACGCGCCGGACCGTTGCCCGCGCCTGGTCGGTGGTGACCTTCATGGGTGTTACCTCCGTAGTGCCTCGGGTGATGGGTTGGTATTACAGCCGGTATCCGCGCCGCTCGAAGTACTCCGCCAGGGCCTCGCGGACGACGTCGGCCTCCGAGGTGCTGCGGTCCCGCGCGATCTCGTTGACCAGCTCCTTTGCCCGGCCCGGGACCTTCGTCACCATCTGCGCGTCGAAGATCTTCGGCCGCTTGCTGCCGCTCCGGAGAGCGTCGGAGACTGTTGCCATGGTGTTCCTCCTGGTGTTGTGGGGGTGATGTCTAGTGTATGCCCTCTGGCATCACTCCTAAACAAAGAGCATACTGGGGGCGTGGAATCGGGTGAGATGATCGTCGGCGCCATCGTCTGCACGGCTGCCGCGTGGGAGACATACGCACTGGTCAACAAGCGTCCGGGCGACACCTTCTCGGAGGTGACCCGGCGGGTGTTCGGGATCAAGAGGTCGGTCGTCGGCCGGGCGGTGTTCGCCGTTGGCTGGACGGGGTTCGCCGTCTGGTTCTGGGGGCACATACTCTACGGGTGGCCCTTCCCAGGGTTCTGACAGAAGGAGAAGCAAGTGACGTACCTCAAGCGTCTCGCCGAGCTGGCCGGTGTCGCCTTCCTCGGCGCGGCCGTGCCCGTGCTGGTCGACGGGCACTTCTCGAAGGCCGCCCTGGCCGGTG